GAAAGAGATGCTAGTAATCTAGGTGAAGCAGTTGCTATTCAGTATTTCTTAAGAAAGAGTGATATTAAGTTTGATGCTAAGAAAATTAAAACAATAGCACAAGCAGAAGCTGCAATTAAAAAACACATGGGTAAGAATAGTGCTTATAAAGATACACAAAAACAGTTAAATGCTTATGTATTACAGCAACGAGATATGTATATACTGATGAGAGCTACTCAAGATGCAAGTGGAGAGCTAACAGGTAGTCCTACTACAACTGCTACAGCTAATAAGTTTGATAATTCATTAACAGATACAGCAGATACTTCCGCTGACACGGAAACACAAGCTATACCTGAAAACTTTAATCCTTTAACTACACCTGAAGGACCTGATTTCAAAGCAGAGAAGAATGGAACAATGGGTACTTGGACTTATGTTAAAGATTGGATAGGTGGACAAGGTGGTTATCAGGTAAACGAATGGCAATTTATTCCTGATATAGGAGATGAGTATACAAAAGAAGGTGTTAAATATAATATAGATGGTGTTTCTATAACAAATAATGAAATGTTTAACAATATGTTAGATGCTATGGCTGATTAATAAATGGTTTTACCTTTTCAAACAGAAGAAGAAAGAGACAAACAGATACAGGCTGAACTAGCTCTATATCCTTCTACATCTGAAGACTTTAGTTATGGTGCTGGCTTTGTAGGAGGACATCAGAGTGTTGGCTCTTGGTTTACTTCTGGTATTACTGGTTTGCTACTAAGCAAAGGAGCTACTGATAATGAACAGCGCAAGTGGTATGTACAAAGGAATGGTATACAATTCGGTAAGCAAGCATTAGAAGATAGAATAAAAGCTTATGAAGATATAGGTAAGTATAGAAAACTTACTAAGAGAGAGTTAGATGATTACGCAGAAGTTCAGCGTAGAGATTCTTTAATGCAAAGAGACTTAGAACATGTATTTAATAAAGAAAAAGGTAACCTAGATGCTCCTATAGATAATAAAGGACAGAGTTTTACTGATAGATGGGGAGTTGAAGGAGAGGATGAACAAGGTTTATTAGAATTATTCAAGGTACTTAAAGATAATCCTGCTTATACAGGTGGGGTGTTTACTGCTGAGATATTAAAAGACTTGCCTTTAAGTGTACTAGCTTGGTTAGGTTTAACAGCTAAAGGAGCTTCAGGTGCTACTGCGGTTACTAAAGCTCTTAATAAACTTAACAATATACAACCTGCTGCTCTTAGAGGATTAGCTAAGATGGGTACTGGTGTAGCATTTGGTGCTGGAGCTGGTGCTGGTTATGAAGCATCTTATACTTTATTAGAAGAAGGAGAGATAAAGGGAAAGAACGTACAAGCAGGAGCAGCTTTTGGTGCAGCTTTTGGTGTATTAGCTGGATTAGGTATTATGAGTAGAACATCTAAAGACTTAGCTACTAAAGCTAAACCTAAATCTAAACCCTCTAAAGAAGAAACTGAATTAAAAGTTATACAAGAGCAGGAGAAAGTAATACCTGTAAAAGAGATAACTGAGTCACAGAGAATTGTTAAGGACTTAAAAGAAACACCTACTAGATTGTATCCTGAGTTAGTAGCAGGTAAAGACTTTACTATTTTAGATTTAACCAATCCTAAAGATTTACAATTTGTTATAAATAAAGGATGGTTAGGGAAAGATAAAGAACTACATAAGTTTAAAGGTATTCAATCTATTTATGATAAAGCTACTGGTAACTATTATCTTGTAACTTATAATTATAGATTACAAAAGTCTTTTGATAACTTTCAAAAAGATTTTAAAAAACATATAGATGAGGGAGGAGATTTTAGTAGGCTTACTCCTAATGACCATAAGCATCTGAAAGATATAGATAGCTGGGGAGTATTTTGGCAAGCAAGAGAAAAGAGTAGAATTGCTTTACATAAAGAAGAGTTAGCAATGGCTAACAATGGAATGAAAATAGACTATAAAGGAAACTCTAGAGAACAAGAGGTAAATGTAAGAGCTGCTAATGAATTAGAAAGAGCATATATTAAACGACAAGAAGAATTACTAACTCCTAGTGAAAGAAATATCAATGATGTCAAAGAGGATATAGCTGCTAGAGATTCTCCTGACGATATACCTCTAAATACTGAACAAGGTTACGCAGCTAGAGCTTCTGATTATCTAGGAGATAAATCTAAAGTTGGTTTAGGATTAGCAGGAGGAGCTGCTGTTGGAGCTTATGCTCTATCAGATAAGGAAGAAGGCGACCCCTTACGTAATGCTTTAGTAGCTGGACTAGCTGTAGGACTTGGACCTAAAGCATATAGAGCTTTATCAGGTAAATCTCTTAATGCTGTAAGTATGGCAATTAAAGCACAAGTAGCTAGAGGATTACAAATAGACTCTGCTACTGCTAAGATATGGGAACTTAAAGCACAACGGATTATAGAACAATTAGATACTTTAGATGAACTTACTATAGATAATATTATAGATGCTATTGAAACTGGTACTAAAATGTCAGGTAAAAATGCTAAAGAATTAAATAAGATTAAAGATGAGATAACAAACTTACTAACTCAAATAGGCGAGGAAGCAGTAAAATCAAAACTGATAAAAGATAAAGGCGAAGTAGTTAGATTAAGTATGAAAGAGATGAACTCTGACACAATGGGTGCTTTCTTAAATAACTATTTCCCTCACTTGTTTGTTAATATGGACAAACTGACTGATGAAGATATAGCTAAGATATTTGGAAGACTTAAGCATCTAAGCCAGAAGAACAGAACTATAAGAGGAACACTTAAAGAAATAAGAAAGATGAGGGATGACTTACCAGATAATCATAAAGATAAAATAAGTACACATCTTGAATTATTAGGAGCTAAAGATGCTATCAATATCTATGTACAAGGAATGTCCAGAACTATCATAGGTAGAAATGCTGTAAATAGTATGCTTAAGTTGAATTTAGATGCAGGTGAGAAAGCAATGCCAGCTCTTGTTACTCTTGCAGATTTAGATATAATGAAAAAGAGTAAAGATTATAATGTACAAGAAGGTTTAAATTATAAGACATTTGAACATCCTGCTTTAGAAGGCTTTGCAGCACATAATAATGTACATAGTGTTTTAGATGATTTCTTTGCTATTTCTCGTAGGGGAGGATTAGGAGATATGGCGGAGAAGATATTACAATTAAACAATGGACTTAAGCGTATCTTTGTACTTGGTTCTATGTTCCATGCTCAAGCTCTATTCTTATCTGGTGTATATTCCCTAGGTTTAGTAGGTGCTGTAAAACATTTAAACTGGAATAGACTAGCCTTAGGAAGTAAAGACTTTAATGATGCTTTAGATGATGCTATAAAGCATGGATTACAAGTTGGTGATATTATAAAACAAGAGTTAGTAACTCCCGGTATTAAAGAAATAGATAGGCTAGCTTCTAATATGGGTAAAGGTGGTGCTATCATGGGTAAAGCTATGGGTAAGATAGACCATGTAACTTGGAAGTTTCTTCACGATAGATTTAAGTTAGCTGCCTTTATGCGACAAAAAGAATTAATGATGTATGATAGAGTTGGTGGTAAGAAAGTTAGAAATAAGATTTCAGACAAAGTAGCTGGTAGAGAAGCTGCTGATTTTGCTAACGATGCTTTTGGTTCTTTAGATTGGAATGACTTTACTGCTAGATTATATGAATATGCAGCAGCCAATCCTACTAGAATAAGAGGTAAAGCTGCTAATAAATTAGCTCAGTTACTACCTGTAAATAAGAGAAGGTGGTTAAACTTAGGACTCTTTGCTCCTGATTGGACTATATCCAATATAAGAATTATAGCCAGAACAATTACTGGCATGCCTAGAATGTCTAAAGCTTTAACTAAGCGTATACAAAAAGGAGATTGGGAAGGTATACCTGAAGCGCAAGCAGTAGTTAAAGCATGGAATATGTACGCAGCTTATTCACTAAGAGCAGGTGTATATACCTCAGCTCTTTGGTATGCAATGACAAAAGCTTTTTCTACTGAAGAGCCAGAGATGGGTGATTTCTGGGACTTCTGGACTGGAGAGAATAGTGGTAAGTTAGACTTAGGAGATGGTGAGAGTATGGTTATTTCTAAACAGATAGCTGAGCCTATTCATTGGTTACAGCACCCGATGCACACCTTTATGAACAAGACAAGTGTAGTTCCTAAGACAGCTTTAGAAGCTATGTTCAATAAACAATGGTTCTCTCTTAAACAAGGGATGCCATTAGGTCCTAGGTTAATAGAAGAAGATGGACAACAACATTATGCTAAGTGGCTTATAGGAAAAGGAATACCTATTGTAGCTAAACCTATATTTGATGAAGATTTACATTGGACTGAAAGAGTAGAGAGAGTATTTACAGGATTCTGGGGTTTCCCTCAGTATGGCGACCCAGAGAAATAATAACAAGGAGAAGTAACATGGCAATAAACATACCTTCACAATCAGAGATTGAACAATTCTTTGAGGATATAGATGAGTTAGAGGGATATACATATAATGAGTGGTTAGACTACATGGAAGATGAGTATCCTAATGTGGATGCTGCGGAACTATATAGAAGTAAAGGTGAGAATATAGTAACTGGCTATAGGGATATTAAAGGTAACTTTGTAGCGGGAGAAGAACCTGAAATAGACCCTGAAATACAGGCTATGATAGATAATATGCCTACAGGTATTGATAGGATGAATGAAGAACTATTAGCCTCAGCATTACAGCTAGATGCACAGCCAGAGCTGTCACAAGCTGAGAAGTCTGCTGCATTTATGCAAGACCTAAGAGCTAAGGCACTTAATCCAGATGATTATAGTTCTATCATGTCTACTGATTCAACTCCAAGTGGTATGCTTACTGATGAAGAGATAATGGCTGAAGATACTCCTATAAACTCAGCAGACCCTTTACAAATAGCTGAAGGACTTGGTGATTTAGCTGAAAGTCAAGGCTTACCAGCTTGGGCAGGTGTATTAATAGGAAGTGTTGTAACTAAAAATCCTAAGAACTTAGTAAAGCCTAAGTCTAGAGTATTAAAAGAAAAAGATGGTATGTTATCTACTAAAAATTCTAGGATTCTTAAAAGTCAATCTGATGAAGCAGCTTTAGCAGCTAGGATTAAAGCAGGTAATATTAAAAAGAAAGGACCTTCTACTACAGTATCTACTAAGAACTCTACTATTCTAAAACCTAAAGATGGTAATGTATCTGCAAAACACTCTAGAGTTTTAAAAGAAACAACACCTAAAGTATCTACTAAGAACTCTACTATTCTAAAACCTAATAAAAATGCTAACACAGATGTTATAGCTAAACAAGCTAATGTTCAGAAGGTTTCTACTATTAATAAGAATAGAAAGCTTACTCGAAAGGAGAAGCTAGTGGCAGGTGGTATAACAACAGCAGCTACTATTGCAGCTCTTACAAACAAGAATGGTTTAACTGGAAATAGAACCTCAGACGGTTCCTTTGCTCCTTATCCTACTGATATACATCCTCCTATTGCTACACCTAAACCAGAGGCTAAACCAACTAAACCTGTTAAACCAGAAGTTAAACCAGAAGTTAAACCAGAGGTTACTATAAGTGCAAAACCCGGATGGTTTCAAGGCTCTACTGTAGAAGGTAAAGATGATGGTAATTATTGGAGTGCGGACTTTGAAGATGAATATTGGAACACACCTGCTGGTGTTAAGGAAGCTATAGGTATATGGGGTAGACCAATAGGAAATCGTATAGGTAATCCAATAAAATGGAATTAGTAGACTTTACAAAAGATTCTGAATATATAAGAATATTCAAAGAGCATACTAAAGCAATAAAGAAGAAGAAATTAAAAGAGAGATATCCTCCTAAACCTCCTATGTCACCCTTCAAGGAATCCTGAACACTCAGACACATCTGGTCTACAGTTCAGTTGATTCATCTCTTCTATCTTTGTTTCAAACTCACTACATCCAGTAAGTAAAGTTATTGCTACTTGTAATACTATTATCAATGCTATAGTTTGCATACGCCATCCTCACAATCATCATCGGTTGTTGTAATTATATATTCTTCTTGTCTACCTGTAGTTTTAAGAGGTACTCTTCCTAAGCCAGCGCATGTATATTGCTGTAGTAGGTTGGCATCATCTCTTAATTCACATCTCTTGACATATCTGTTGTAGGCATCTTCAAACTTTAAACTTAGTACTGCTGCTTTCGTTGCGTAATCTTCTGCTAATCTTCTTATAATCTCCTGCCTACCGCTTTGTGTCATACTTATCTCCATTTAATTCGATAACAACATAGTTATCTTCCATATCATCATCACCAAAACTCGTGGTGAATCCTCTAACATAGTCATAACTATCATCGACTATCACTTCTTGCTCTACCAGCGCATCCATTAGGAATTTGTGTATAGGAAATGTGTAGTTGTCTATGTCTTTCTTTCTCTTTCCTTTAAAGAATAGAATATACTTAGGTGTGAGGCTCTTAAACTTAGGTAAAGCCTTTACCCATTCTTCTACTTCTTTATGATAATCTTGCTTAACCTTGTTCAGACTAAGGTAGTGCATATTTCTATAGATGTTCATACTAAAGAGATTAGTACGCTTCTTTTCTCCCCTGCCTTTACTATAGGTCGGCAGTTTTAATATAGCTTTGTATAACATTCCTCCTCCAAGGTAGGGGTAAGGCAGGGGTAACAACTAAAGTACGCTGTAACCCCCTCTCATTCCCCTGTAAATAGGGATTTAACCCAACCAACCAAAGAACATAGCAACTACAACAATCGCTAGGAATATTGTTAGCGACTTGTTCTTTAGTATCATGTCGATACCATCCTTCATGTCTTTCATTCTGACAACTCCTTTCTGATATCATCATCTAACAAACGCCATATAACTACTGCTGCTATTATACCAACCAAACCAGCACCACCTAATTGCGCTATGATGTCGATGATTGTTCCGATGACATTGCCACCTAAGAAAGGTACACTATGACCGAATACAATCTGTAGAACGATTGCCAAACTAATCAGTTTAATACCTACATTTATACTAGCATCAGCGATGCTCATTATTTTATCTAACATACTTGTCTCCTTTTAATTATCAAAGTAATTGTATACTTCAGCTACCTTCGGGTAATTAACTACATCAACTAAGAACCTAGGTCCAGTTGAGTAGGCAAATACCTTCATGTTAGGAAAGCAATGTTGCTTAAACACACAGTAGCTACACTCCATAGCAAGTTTCATATTGCCTGACTTACCATCAGGGACTAATTCATAGCATTGCTCTGGTCTTTCCTCTCTTTCAACAACTTCTTTAAGATGCTCTATCCTTTCTTCTATTGGTTCATCGTGTTCAAAGTTCTCAAAGTGAGTACAGAGATGACCGTTAGTCTTATCTATAACTAACCATCCACCTTCTTGTACATCGAGAGACGCAGCGTATCCTCTTAGTTGGTCTATGTACCCAAACGGGTCATCCCATCTCAAGCCTCCCTCTTTGAATTTCTTGAATCCAAAAGGTGCTGCTGTTTTAACATCAATTAGTTTACCATCAATCATACAATCCATGCTACCTTTTATTCCAGAAACTTCTGCAAGATGTTGTTGATGAGTTACCTTGTGTCCAGACAATTTAACAAGAGCAAGTACTAGTTCCTCTGTTGCATGTCCGTATAGGAATTTCATAAGGGTACTAGGTTTCATCTTCTCTTGAGACATACCTTTATGTACATACCATAGGAATCTATCCTTCCTACCTATGTTAGACATACGTAGAGTACGCTTGTCTTCTCTTACCTTGAGTACATTGTCTCTTAATATACTCTTCATTGATTCTCCAAACTCCTCAATGATAGTCTCTACATCAATACTATCATCAGCTTTGTTTGTAGCTAATACATCATATACATCTTCTACTACGGTATCTATCGTCTTCATCTATCCTCCTCCAAGAGTTTAATATCCATTTGAGTTTCTATTAGTTTATCTATATACCATCTACATTTCCTTAAGTCTTGTATCCCTGACTTATTTTTATAGCGAATTGTATATTTAATAATGTTACCCTCAATGAAAGATAATTGTTGGTCAATTATAAAATCAGTTACTTCTATCTTTCCTTTTTTATAGTAATCAGGATTAATATTATTCATTAGTGTGTCTCCTTCCATGTTGTCCCTATCTTATAGTTACCATCCAAAGGACAGTTTAATTTAAAATCCTTACCTGCTTTGCGTATGCAACTAACAGCTAAGTCCCCGAAGAACTCTGCCTTACTTTCTTCTACCTCTGCTTGTACTTCATCATGTATCTGTCCAACTATCTTGTAATCTATTTTGTATACTTGACTAAAATGGTCAAGTAATATTACTGCTCTCTTCATAACAATAGCACCTGCACTCTGTAGTAATGTATTAAGCGCAGCATGTGAACTTCTTATATGTAATACTCTACCATCTAATCCTATAATAGAACCACTTTCAGAACTCTTAGTAATATTTATACGTAGTTTCTTAAGAGCTGGTGTGTTGTTTAGGAAGTCGTTTTGTAATCGTCTACCATCTTCAGCGTTACCTCCTGTCATCTTACCTAGTTTCCGTGAGCCAGCGCCATAAAGAAAGGCATAGATAAAAGTCTTTGCCTTATCTCTAGTTTCTAGGTTAGCTGCCTTTTGATTTGCTGTGTGTATATCTCCATGTATAACTTCATTGGTATAGTCTTCATCATTCATGTAGTGAGCAAGCATCCTTAGTTCTAAACCTGAAGCATCCATACCTACTAGCTTGTAGCCTTCTTCTACTGTAAACAATTCCCTACACTCTTCTCCATAAGGTGAGCTACTTGCTGGTACTTGTGCTAGGTTAGGTTTCGAGTGTGTCATTCTACCTGTTACAGCACCACAGCTATTTACCTTACCATGTATCCTATCACCCTCATCAATAGCATCTACCCAAGCACTAACTAAACCCAGTCTCTTCTGAAGCATTAGGTATTTAGCTATGAGCTTTCCTTCAGGTATCTCTATTGTTTCTAGTACAGATTCAGATACTATGATTGTACCCAGTTCAGTAAACTGTTTAGGTTTCCAACCGAAGTGTTGTAGGTATCTAGCTATCTGTTGTCTACTTCCTAAGTTAAACTCAGGATAGATGTAATGTCCCCATTCTAATTCACCATCTATCTCATACCATTCAGCTCCTTTAGCTATTTGGTTTAGGTAATTAGATGTCTTACCTCCATCTTTCTTATGTGTTTGTTTGAGTTCTTTAAGCGGAACCCAGACTTCTAGTGGTGTGAATACCTTACGTACTTCATCTTCTGCTATGAACATCTCATGCTTTAACGAGGCTAGTAAGTTACTTGCTTTCCTTATGTCAAACTTCCAACCATTAAGTGTTTGTTGATGAGTTATAACTGCTATCTTATGTTCAATTCTTAGTGCTACTTTAGACATAGCTTTAGAGTTAAGCAGCCTATATAATTTAGCAAGAACAGCTACATCTTTCTTACAATATTCACCCATCTCATCTGTGTATTGTGTCCAGTCTGAATAGTCACCCTTAGGGTAGTTCAATCTTGTACCCCAAGAGCTAAGAGAATGCCCTCCTTCCCTGCTAGGATTATCCAGACGACTCATCACTAGGGTATCTTCAATATCACCCCACCAATCGAATCCTAGGAGCTTCTTTAATACAGGTAAGTCAAAGCCTATTATGTTATGTCCTATTAAAGTATCTACATCTAATTCTACTAACCAAGCAGGGAAGTACTTAACTCTATCAGGTGTCCAGAACTCTGTCATGTCCTGTCCAATTACCTTGGCAGCAATACAGTATATCTTAGTAGGATTTAAACCATCTGTTTCTATATCAAAGGCTACTTTCATTTCCTCCTCCTGTATTGTTTTTTAGCATCTCTCTTTTTCTTAGCGTACTTTCTATGTCCTCTACTTCCTTTCATGACATCAACTCCTCTAGTTCTACGACAACCTCGCTTATTCTTCCTGTTTCATTATCATAATGTAGGTGTCCTGTCTCGCCTGTTTCGCCTGTGTATCTGTTCTTTAGTATCCTTAGTTTCGTTACGTTCCTCATCCAGTCATCCTCGTGTTGCTGGTTTCTCTCTAGTGCTATCACTATGTTGGATAACTGTGCGATACCTTGGCTGCCTCTTAGATGTGATAGGCTTATCTCTCCACCTTCTTCATGGGTAATGCCTTGCTGTCTACTTAGATGAGAGATAACAAACAATCCTATGTTAGTTTCTACAACTACTTCTCTAAGCTGTGTCATTAAAGCATCTATACTTCTACGCTCATCACCTCGGTAGTCACCTGACATCACAAGGTTAAGGTGGTCTAAGATAATCCAGTTAATTCCCTGTGCTTTAGCCATGAGTCTTATACGACTGACTATCTTTTCAACTGATAGTTCTTTACCTTCATATAATGATAGTACTTCACCATCACTTCTTCTGAATAGTTTCTCAAAGGCTTTATCTGCTAGGTTCTTAGGATAGTTCTGTCGTACCTCATCAAGATGATAGGGTATAGATAATTCAATACCAACTAAGCCATCTATAGTACGCTCTGTAGTTTCCTCTAGATGTATGATGCCTATCTTATCAGGTGTTGTAGTTAGTAAGTGGTGTTCTAATTCTCTAATGACAGAGGATTTACCCATGCCTGTACCTGATGTTATAGTAACTAGCTCACCTAATCTAAACCCATGTGTCTTAGTGTTGAGGCAAACCCAAGGATAAGGTATAGATTGTACATCTGGTCTACTTAACCATACATCCTTTAGTTCAGTAGCACCTACTATATCACTAGGCATGTAAGTCTTAGAGTTCCACCAAGCCTGTTCAATTTCCCTGACTAGACCTGCTTGTAACATATCACTTACATCTTTATAACCTTCAGGGTAAGACATAATCTTTACCTTCTCTGGACTAAAGATTTCCAACGCTTTGTCGATAGCCTCACGACCTGCATTATCATTATCAAATGCTAGTACTATCTTGTCAAAAGAATCTATGAACTCGAATGAATCTTTCATAGACTTAGCTGCACTACCTGCACCATTACGTAGACTAACTGTTGCCCACTTACCATTGAATACTTCTGCTAATGATAAGCAATCTAGTTCACCTTCAGTTATAGTTAGGTACTTACCTCCAGATTCCCATAGACATTCACCGAATAGAGTTACTTCAGCAAACTTTCCAGATATCTTGAAGCCTTTCGTAGCTACATCTCTTGTCTTCCAAGCTGTAATTCTACAAGAGCTATCTGTGAATGGGTAATGGTGCTTACTTATCTGACCACTATTTCCATACTCTACCTTTACTTTGTACTTCTTAGCTATGTCTTTAGATATCTTTCTTTCAGGTATAGCTGCGTAAATACCTTCAGCCACTACCTCTTCACTAGATTTCATTCTAGGTTTATAGCTGGTTGTTTTGGTTTCACCGTGTGTGTGGTGTAGACAAGAAAAGCAATGTGTACTGCCATCTTCGTATACTACTAGGTTGTCGCCTGCAGTATCTTTGCCTGCTTCTCTACATTTAGGACAGGCTTGTTTAGTTGAACTCATATTCCTCCTCCAAGGTTATAGTTTTATATGATTACTTACGGTAATCAATCGGACATACTATGAGGAGGAGGGAGTCTCAGGCATGTCAGCTGAGCTACCTTCTCTCCTTATTTATACAGGGGTTGAATCAAAGAACTGGTCATCAGCTTCTTTCTGTCCCTCGTATCCCTCACCTACTTCTAATAGTAACACTCGCTTAGCATAAGGTACTTGACCTGCTGTTGGGTGTTCTTTAGTTGTGTACTCTACTCTAACTGTAGAGCCACTAGGTATTTCATCATGCCAACGCTCATTCTTCGCTGTAAAAACAGGTATATCATAGCGACTAGTGAACTTTCTTATTGGCTCTCCCTCGTATTCTTTAATCTTAACTCCTTCTTTAGTAAGGCGAGCTGCCTCTTTCTTATCCAGAGTTATTTGTAAAGCATACTTCTCAGTTGGCTGCCCTTGATATGTATCAAAGGTAGTCAATGCTGTGTTAAAGATTGTGGTTCCTTGTACTAACATTTTACATCTCCATAAATTAAAAAAAGTAACTATTGGTTTATTGGTTTATCACTCATCCCATACCAGTTCTATGTTAGCTATGTAATCACTATATCCGATTAAGTATAGCTCTCGTTTAGTGGTATCTTCTATATGTCTAGGTGGTCTATCAAACTTACTATCTTCCCACCCTGTTCTATAAGCTTTGTGCTTAGCACTTAAGTAATCCTCTTCTTCTTCTATAGATATCATAGGATACTCCTTCATTAGTTTATAGTGGCTTTCCCCCTGACTAATCCTACTCCGTTCATTTCTTGAAACGGTAGCTGCTCTAACGCTAGCTGTAGTAGTTGTTCAGTTGTAAAGTTTTCTACTTTATCGTAAGCCTCCTCTTGATTTTTACTTGGTACTCCTAACATAATATCCATGTTGATTACTACGTCATATATATCTTCACTCATTAGTACTCCTATTTTAACATAGTTTTTAACTACTAACTTACCACTTACCAAACAATAGTTTAAATAATTCAGGTGATAAATCCTTGTAGGTTTCTTCAAACGCAGATAGTTTATTACCACGTTTCTTTTGATATGCTGGAATAGCTAGGTCCTCTAAAGTATTCATTCCTTTAGCTAGTCTATACCATAGTTTCTTTCTATCTACCCCAGTCATATCTTCCAATTGTTCTATGTTATATATCTTACCATCATCAAGAGTCCATGTCTTACTTATCTTCATTATTCCAACCTAATACTTCAGCAG